TGTCCGGTGTGTCACCCTGCTTGCCGGCGTCGCCGGGCTTGAAGAACGCCTTCTGTGTGACCGGATCGTTCAGGAACTTGTCGGCGTCAGCCGCACGCTCCTGGCGCTTGGCCTCGGCGGTCTTGGTCTCAACCTGATCGAGGAGTTGGTCAACCTGTGTGGCCTTCTCCTTGGCCATGTCCTGGCCCTCGAACTCTTTGAGGATGTCCATTGCCTGCTTGTGCAGGGTTGCGGCCTCCTCATACAGCCGCTTAATCATCATGTTGTCCATGTGTTCCTCCACTTAGTTACTCAGATGTATGTACGTTCATTTCAATCCTCATCCGGCCCTAAATCCGGATGCCAGACCAACTGTCAGGACGAACTGGGCAGCCCTGGCCCGCCTCAGCAGTGCGGACTGGATCGCCTTACCGGCGTCCGGGTCAGCGGCTGCCAACAGATTATCGAGAGCCTCCAGCGCCGCTCTCATGGCGCTGATGGCCGATTCAATCTGATCCTTGCTGGCCACGCTTAGCACGCGGCCGTCTTTCAGTTCCCTGGTGATAGCCTGCAGAGTCTCCATGTACACATCGAGGCTCGCATTCTCCTCCCAGGGCGGCGTCTTCTCGAACTGTGCATAGTGCCGCGCCAGGTGGCGCTTCACACCAGCTACATCCGCCTCTGGAATGCTTACGCCACCCCGGCTGCCCATAATAGCCGCGCCGCTGGCTGCTACGCCGCGCCAGACCACCCTGCCATCGGCCAGATGATGCGGGAGCTTGTAGCTGCTCTTGGCATCCGGGTTGCCGTCCGGATCCACCCATGCATGCACCAGCCGGAGCTGTCTCGCCCCCTCCACTGCTCGCAGGACTGCCCCGGCATCCCACTCCTCATCAACAGGCGCCTTGTCTGTCGTGTGTGGAGGGATGGCTGCTTTCGCCGCTTGCAGGAGACCAAGCTTCACCGCCTGGATCTGCGTCAGCGGATTCATGCCCAGTGGAACGGGGCTGATCTCGTACAGCCTAACTTCACGCAGATTGCGAATCGTCCGGTTGCCGGCATCCTCAAAATCAAACTTCACCGGCTCATAGCCGATGCTGCCCTCGGTGAGCGCCCCGTCTTTCATCAGTGCCCATGCCTCGCGCCCGTAGAAGCTGTCGAGAGTGAGTCGCCCCTTGGCGAAGAGACCCATCGAGTCCTCTTGGAGAACATCGGGCGGTGGGCCGATCAGTCGTGTCCAGTCATGTGCATAGAAGACTCTGATGCGCTTGCCACGCTCCATGATGGTCTTGGTGAAGGCGCCGGGGTGGACCACATCCATGCCATCGTCCACATTGCCAAAGATGGCAAAATGCCCCTCGTATAACCCCTTGTCACCCTCGGCCTTGAACTCGGCCGGCATCGCCTTGTATTCCATGTCACTCATCGCTGCCTCCCACTTTGCTGTCCATCACCATGCGCTTAATCTGAGCATCGGTCAGATGTGTCGGCTGCTCAGCCACTAGCCCGCCCTCCTATTCTCAAACCTGAGCTTCTTCAGCCGCGCCACGCGCACCCTGCCCAACAGCGTCCGGTAACCGCTGCGCCCCCAGGCGCCACGCAGAGCCTTGCGATCATCCTCAGTAAGCAGGCTGTTGATATATGCCTCACTCTGCAAGTGAAATAGAACAAAATCACGATGTTTCATCTAGCGCCAACTCCCACTTGCCATGATGCTCAAGTTCTGGTACAATCAATCAAACTCAGGCGCAAAGCACCGTGTGCAATTGGGATGCTCTAGCGGATTCTGCTCTGCCCACTCCAGCGTCTGCACCGTGTTATTGACTTCTTTGCAGGCGTCATCATCATCATCAAGCCCATTATCCTGCACGTAGACCTTGGTCACGCCGACACCCTTGTAGCGGCCAATGGTCGAGGTGTTCTGTGCATTGCCTAGTTCAGTCCTGGCCACTACCTTTGCCCGCCCTTTGTATGTCTCGTCGATGATCTCTTTCAGCCCACGAATGCCAGCATCGAGGTCTCCCCGTAACAGGTGGTCGATGCTCCAGCCGTTCTCGTTGCCATACTGCAGGATGCGGCGCAGCTCATCACGGGTCGCTTGCGTGATCCCCCGCACCCGTGTGCCCGCATCAGCCAGTGCAGCCGTCACGGCCGGGTCGGTCATGTCGAAGCGCACATCGATGCCCAGCGCAGCGTTGACATAGTCCCACGTTGCCTGTATCACTTCGAGGTAGAAGCGCCTGACCAGATCGGTCAACTCCTTCTCATCGCCGTCGGTAATCAGGTCTTCCGGCGTCGGTAGGTCTTTGATCTCGCGCATGACAGGGAAGCGGGATGTTGCCAGCCCCTTACCCATGTCCACCCGTGCCACTGCGTGCTCAGCGAGTTGTGCGAAATAGGCGTCGAGTGCATTCTCCATGCGCCGCGCTAACCCATTGCGCACCTGGCGCTGTGCAGTGATGAATGCCTGCTGTGCTGCGCGCCGGTCACGCTTGCCTTTGATCTCGCCCAGGCGTGCGTACTTGGGTGGCGCTGCTGGCGCAGGGAGTGCAGCAAGTGGCCTGGCCGCGAATGGCACATCGATTGTGGTCATAGGCCGTAGGTAGATGTCGCCCTCTGGATCCTTCGGCAGCCCGATCTGCGCCCGCCCTTCGTTGACCAGCATGTAGCCGCGCCCGATTGCCCCGTCCACCCACGTGCGCTTTTCTTTCACGTTCTCGGCCAACGCCTGTACCTGGCTGATATCGAATCCAACGACCTCATCATCGCGTCCCCCAAAGTCAGGCAGGAGGTCAGCCGTTAGCTCCTCTTCGTCCATACGCCACTGTGGGATCATCGTGTTCCGCACAAAGTGCTTCAACATCCCATCAACATTCGAGTAGGTCATCTGTTCCAGACCGACATTCAGCCCTGCCAGCACAGCCGGCACCCGGAAGGCAGCCGCTATACGCGCTTCAGGGATACGGTGCAGCGCCTCAAAGGCCAGCTCCTGCAAATTGAGGCCAACTGTCTTGATGTCCATGCCGCCCTCAAGGAAGACTGGCGTCCCGCGGTTATCGCCGCCATAACGCTCCTGCCACTCGCTGCGCAGCCGGGCCTTGTCGTCTTGACTGATAGGCCCGTTCGCCGCTGGGATGGTGACCGCCAGGCGTGGCACAGCGTCATTCTTGAGTAGTGCAAACAGGTAGCGGGTTGCCTCGTTATCGCTGTCCACCTCTCTGGCCACCGCCATCAACGGCGCCAGTCCCCGCCACGGCTGCAAGGAGTCGATCATCCACTTGAAATGCACAATGTCGGCAGCCTCGATCCGTTCCGGCCTGCCCGTGCCGTTGTTCAACTCGTAGTAGTCAATCGGCAGCATAGCGCCAGCAACGGGGTTGATCTGTGAGTCATTGAGAGGGATGAGTTGCACGACGCGCCCGGCTGCTGAGCGCACCTTGTACCAGTAGGAGTTGCCGCCGATGGCCTTGTACGTCTCATGATATTGCAGCAATTCGCCCTGGCCCATCTGCGGATTCGGCTTGCGCAAGAGCTGCGAGAGGGGATGTGTCAGCAGGGGCACGCGCCCGCTATCAGTCAGACGCATCACCATGAGGCGCGGCTCGATGTAGGCCATGACCAGTTGTGAGATGCATGCAAATACAGCCGCGTTGCCTTTGTACCCCCCACGCGTCAGCGCCTGGAATGTCGGCTGCATGAACGTGTGGCGCGTCCACTCCGGCACAAACATCATGCCCATGGCCTTCACCATGCCACGCGCCAGCCATGCTCGCACTCGATCAATAAGGTTCATATCTAGAAGATCCTCAACGTGGTGCCCCCTGTTAGCATCTTGACCGCCCCACTCAGTGCGTCCACCTGATCATCATGCATGCCGTTTGGGAAGAGCTCGATTTCGTCAAGGAATGCTGCGTTCCACACGCCCTTGACCAGCTTCACATTGCCCGCCGCCGCTGCGCTTGAGACTGGATCGGCCCGCAGCGTCTTGCTCTTGCCCTCCGTCGTCTCACCTGTTGCCGTGTACCCAACCAGAATGTGGCGCAGGTAATGGTCGATGGCGATCTTGCCACTGCTGCCGCCCTCCTGCTCGATGTGTATCCTGACTGACCGCCCGTCAAGCGCCGCGGTCTGCTTCAGCAGGTCCTCCACGGCTTTCGGCTCACCGCGTAGCCGGAGCATGTCCAGGATGTAGTACACGCCATCCCATATCCCGACCAAGGCCCCCGCCGTGTAGTCCGGGTCCTTGCCTCGTGTCGCTTGCGTCGCTGCCAAGTCCCAGAAGCGCACCCGGTGCATACCTGCCGGCGCAGCGCCCACAATCTCAAAACGTTCTCGCGGGAAGAGTCCCCCGGCGCGTGTGAATGGTCGCTGTTGATACAGCGCCGCAAAGAAATACGGCCCTATCCGATTCTCGATCTTGCGCAGCTTCTCAATCGGATAGCGTTCCGGACAGAGCGCCTCGCCCTCTTTGCGCCAGTCTGCTTCGATCGTGCATGCTGACGGGAATGTCGGTAGCGGCTCTGCGATCGCCGGGAAGTCTACGATGTGCCAATGCTCAGGCTCATCGCTTTCCTTGCTCAGCAGCCAGCCCGCCAGGTCATCTGGGTGCCAGCGAGTTTGTATCACGATTATGCTTGCAGCCGGCTCTTGGCGTGTGTAGAACGTGCTAGAGTACCAGTCTTTGATTTTGTCGCGTATCGTGGTGCTCTGTGCTTCCTCGGCGTCTTTGATGGGATCATCTATGATGCCACAGTTATGAGTCAGGATGCCGTCCACAAAGTAGTTCTCATTGTCCTGAATGCTCAGGTTGTAAACGTCCTGCTGTGCGCTAAACCGCTCAATGCTTGTGACGTGAGATCTGCGGGCAGCGATCTCCAGCACCTCATCACCTGGCTGGACGCGCTGGGCCTCGATATAGCCCTTTCCCACAACGAACACTGGATGCTCGGCTGTACATACCATCTG